CCTCTCTTCTAAAACTTGCTCTCATTTTCATAAATGGCATATAAGAAGAAGACCCTAATAATACTACTTGACAAAACGACCTATAGTTGCACCTCATAATATTACTTTCAAGATACTTTTGATAATCAATTGCGCTTGCGTCTTGACTCATTAATTGTCCATCACAATGTATTTCAAAGATGTTTGGTTTAACACCTCTTATAACTTTATACTCTTTTGGTCCTACATTAAATTCTAATTCAACCTCACAACCACCATTGTTAATAGTGTTCACCATCTGGTCTTTTTTAATAATACGAAATGGTCTATTAAATAAAGCAAAACATAATGCGTCTAACAAAGTAGATTTACCACTTCCATTAGAACCTATAACTAATGTTAGTTGAGATTTATTTAAATCAATAACAATTGGAACATTGCCTGTTGATAAAAAATTCTTATAAGATATTCGCTTAAACTTTATCATAATATAAAACTAAAAATTAATATTTTGGTTTCAAATTCTTTCCTAATCCAACATAAGGGTGTAAACCTGGTGTCATTACTTTTGATTTTTGGTTTGGAGGATTCATAAAACAATTACCTGATATACTTATTCTTGTTCCTGGTGTTCTATAAGGAAATACTTCGTGTCTTATTTGAGCAGGAAATATCCACATATAACCTTCTTCAGGTAAATATTTGTATGTGTGTTCTGCCCATTTTGGTTGAGAAGCTTCCCCATAATGAAATCCTATAACTCCTGGACCAAGACCAGTTCCTTCAAATGCTTTTCTTTCTTCTTCTAGGTCTGGTGTTTTTAAATATATAACCCAAGAGAATTGTCCACCGTGTGTATGTTCAGGATTCGTTTCTCTTTCTTTCATAAAATTAATCCACAAATCCATTAATGTAAATGATTTTGAAAATTGTGATTCATCATATGGTTGTCCAATAAATGCACAAGCACCTTCAACATATGCGTCTATATATGGTTGAAATTTTTGTATAAACCAATTTTTATCTTCAACACTATAAGTTCTTTGGTCCCCTAATAGACCTGCTAATCTTTTATTAGCTGTACCTGGTGTACTGTCTTTACCTCTTTTTAAAAGTCCTTTAAAAAAATCATCATCTATTTTCATATAAGCACAATATGGTCCAAAATTTAAATGTCCTAATACTTGTGCTTGTTCTTGATTAGCAGGATTATTCATCTGTGCCTCAACTTTTTGTTGAAATTCTTCCCTTAATTTTTTTTCTTTTTGTTCTGTTTCTTCTTTTGCTTTTTGTTTTGCTTCATCACCCTCTGGTTCGCCAATTACCCAATTGTGTTCCCTTGATTTTCTTGCTTTTTCTTGTAACTCATTTAACTCATTTGCCTTTTGTTCTTTTTCTTTTTCTCTACTCTTTATACTCATTGATTTACCTCGCTATATAGTTCTTTAGTATAATCTTTTAATTTACTTTTGTCAAGGTCCGTATCAAGTTGGTCAATATACTTGCCCAAAAATGTAAGTGTATCTTCACCTTGTTCTATTAAGTCTTCTTTTACACTAGCAGTTACATCACTAGTATCCTCAAAAATATTTAGTTCGTGTATATTCAATGTACTATACAACCTATTGATAAACTTATCATACATATCTTCATCTGTTTTTTGAGATATAAACAGTTTAATATAACTGTTATCAAATCTTGATATGTTTAACGTATTATAATCGTGTTGTGTATCATCATACACTATCTTTTTAAAGATTCTTATTGGGTTAGGTATTCTAGTTAACTCTCTAGTATCTGTATCAAATATATGAAACCCTTTTGGATCTTTATAATCGTTCCACGTAATTTCATATTGTGTACCTAAATAATATATCCGACCATCATCTGATTTCTTATGAAAGTGTCCTGATATAACTTTTTCAAATCTATGAAACATTGATTTATCTAACCCTTGTTCGTTCATAAATCCTCTATTCATTTCAAACCCTTTAATTTCTAAATGCCCCATACATATTTCCGCATTTGAATTTTCAATAGCATATAAAGAATCTTCATACGTATCATCACATATCCAAGGCATAAACAAAATCTTTAAACCATCTAGGGTTACTTCTTTTGGTTTTGCATATATCCAAGGTTCATTTTCACCATCATAAGTTGTACATAATTCAGTAATTGCATTTACATTATTTGTATTCTTATAATAAGTATCGTGGTTACCCAATATAATATGTGTATCTACCTTTTCTTCCCAAAGTCTTTTCATAAACTTTTGCCGAAAGAAATTAGCCGTCTTATAGTTTATAAATTTTCGTCTATCAACTACGTCACCTAAATGTACTAATGTCGTGATGTTGTGTTCTTTTATATATGGAAAAAACACTTCATTATAAAACCGTTCTTGATACTGTACAAAATGAGGACTATCATTCCGACAACCAAAGTGTGTATCGTTTAGTAGGGCAATCTTCATTGATAATAATTCTCCAATAGAAAGTCGTGATAACTTGGAAACTTTTCAACTTCCTTTTTCCATTTTTCTTTACGTTCATCTAATTTCTTTATGTATGGTTTCATAAATTCTTTTATATATTTCTCACTCTTATGTGTTAGATTTATCATATTAGGTAAATCAGTTGGTGCCCAATTGAAACCAGCCGCTATATAATGTAATCCATATTTACCTGGCGTAAGAGCAGGATCAACAGGAAACTCCGAATTAAGATTTCTTTGTAAAGCAGCTTGTAAATATCCAAGCATAATTTTAGGTTTAAAATTAGATAAACTTTCTTCCCATACTTTTTCGTTATTTGCTTTCCAATATGGTGTATCATTTCTTGTTGATAATGCATAATGCAACCCAACAAATTCAGCAAATCCATAATAAATAGATTTACAAGCAAATGTAAAATTATCTCTATCCCATTGTGTAATATTATTTCTTCTTAAATTTCTTACCAACATCATTAAAAATTCGTGTACTGAAAACAAACCATTACTCTCTAATGGTTCAATAAATCCAGCAGATAGTCCTATAGCAACAACATTTTTAACAAATAATCTTTCGTGTATACCAGTTCTCATTTTAAGATTTCTAAATTCGTGTTCTTCATTACCAAACCCAGGTCGTACACCTGCTAAATGATTTTTAAATTCTTTTAAAGCAGTTTCATCATCTACAAATTTATCTGAATAAACATAACCTGTACCAACTCTACTCCACAATGGTATATTCCATACCCAACCGTTCTCTATTGCTGTGCAATTGGTAAACGCTTCTATTTCTTTTTCTTTATCAACATAAGGAATCTTTGTTACCCACGCTTTATTATTTGGTAGATTTTGTAAAGGTTCAAAAGATTCTTTTAATGCACCACCTAAAAGCATTGATTTAAAACCTGTACAATCAACATATAAATCTGCTGTATGTTTGTTTAAAGAAACAATACCATTTTCATCTTGTTTAATATCTTTTATATCTTCTTGAATATATTTGACACCTCTAGGGATACAATAATTATCCTTCAACCATAGACCAAATTTAATTGCGTCAAACTGATAAGCAGAATCACGGTCAACTTCAAAATCGTAAAAATTATAAGTACCCTTACGTTGATTAATTAATGCCATAACAGGAGAAAAACAATCAGCATAATCTGAAACCGGTGTTTCTGGATTAAATGCCTTTTTCATCCACCAATCATTATAATTTAATTTAGTTCCTCGTATGTCAACTGAACCAAAAGGATAGTGAAATGCCGCCTCGTCTTTTCCATTAAAGTCTGTAAACTTAATACTAAATTTAAGAGTGCCATCTATTTCTCTTAAAAATTCTTTATCATCAATGTCTAAAAATTTTGTCCATTGTCTAATTTTTTGTATTGTACTTTCACCAACTGATATTGTTGGAACGTTAGGTGATTCTAATACTGTTATATCTTTGTTGGGAAATGCTCTAACTAAAGTAGCCGCCGTCATCCAGCCAGCAGAACCTCCACCAACTATTATAATCTTATTAATTTTCACTTCATTTTCTCATTTCTTTATATGTTGTTTTATTATGAATAACAACCTCGGAATTAGTTTCAATCCATAATCTCGCACCACACTTTCTTGGTTTATCTGGACTATAAATCATTTCACTAGGACCAAGAATATCAACTTTACTACCATACCAAATCTTGCCATTTAATTCAACTCTACAAACAGGTAATTTTGTTTTTCTTTTATTATTTTGTTGTATAATATTTTTGTTAATATGAATAATTGTTTTCAATTTTTCTTTTTCTTCTTCTTCTTTTTAGTTATTGTTTTCTTAACTGGTTCTTCCGCTGGTATATTCTTTCGTAGAAATTCTGTAAATTGATTCTTAAACTCTCTATCTTCACCTGGTTGCAATGTCATATCATCATAGTTTGCGTTTTGAATCATACGGTGTTTAATAATTGTTTGTTTCTTCTCTTTCTGTATTCTCCGTACAAAAGCATAGTAGATAATTTGTGTGAAATATGCAAAGGGATTGTTAGTTTTTTTAGGATTAAAATTGTCAAGATACTGCAAACAGTTTTCTATACCATCTGATATCATATCATCACGATAGGTATAATTTATAAAGTTTGGTCTATAAGATAAGTGATTCGCTATTTTCAAAAAACACTCACCAACATAGTCTGGTACAACTGGTTTAGTTTGTTTGTTTCTTTTTGCTCTATTAACAGACTTTCTATAGTCCACCATAGCAGCAAAAAATTCTTTATTATTTACGTAATGTTCTGGTTTTTTCTTTGTTCTTGTTGAATTCATCATAATTACATATTACATCATTTTTTACATATTGTCAATGGTGAAACCAACATTGACTTTTTCCAAATTTTGTGTATAATGGACTATGTAGTCTGTTGGAGAACGCTCCAAGCACCCTAGTGGAGAGTTCTTTTAGTTGCCTTATCTCTAAAGATTTCATTTAACATTTCATTATCTTCGTCTGACAATTGTTCTCTTTCAAAGAACCCACCTCGCCCTTTTTTAGGTTGGTCTAATTTATCATAATCATTTGCCATATTTATATAACTTCTTGACATATCTCCAGACGCCATAGTTATTGTCATTATCTTATCTTTCGGAATAGTAACTACCTTATCTGGTGTATAATTAACCCATTTAATAAGAGCAATATAATCTTTTATTCCCATAGGTGTCATCTGTGGAATATACTTAATCTGTAATGGTTTGCTGATTCGTAGCAAAGGAGATTTCTCTGGTAGTTGTTTATCTCCAGCTGGTAAATGTGCAACAACATCATCACCATTAACTAGTTTGATTATTCTTATGTCAGCTTTTACTTCCATTTTTCTCCAGTTCTATGTTGTGGATTTCATAATCAAAGTCTTCACTATTGTATATATTTATACGTTCCCTAAAATGTTGTAGAGTATAATTTTCCTTTTCACCATAGGAAAGGTCATCAGCAATGTCATATAACGTTGCGTGTGATTTGTTATCTTTTAATCTCAATCCTCTTCCAATAGATTGTAAATTTCTTATACGAGATTTACTAGGGCTACTAAAAACAATATTGTGTAAATTGCGGATATTAATACCAGTACTGAACGTCCCATAAGAAGCGACAATAATCGCATTATTAGACTTTTCGGTAATTGCTCGGACTTGTTCTCGTTCATCTGCTTCCACTCCTCCGTGGATATAGAATATAGGTCGGTCACCATAAATCAAAGACCTTTCTTTTATTAATTCATATAATAACTTACCGTGCTTTTCTACATACTGAAACAAGCATAAAGTGTTGCCGTGCAAATTAGTGACCAGATTTTTTATGTATTTATTTCTTTTCTCATTTCTAACTAAAAAATCCATTTCTTCTTGATAGGTTTTATTCTTTAAAAAATCTCTTTGTATTTTGTTATATTGTAAAACTAAACAGAAAATTTTGAGTTTGGCTAGTTGTTCTTTGTCTTGAAGTTCAGTTGTTGTAGTAACTTTATTAACAGCACCAAACAGTCCTTCTAATACTAGTTTGTGTGTCTTACTATCATCTAGGGTGCCTGTACAACCTACCTTATATTTACAATTAGTTAACTTCGTTAGTATTTTAGTTAATGATACTGCTTTAAATAGATGTGCTTCGTCACCAATTATCATACCATAATCGCTAAAATAGTTCTTTGATAGATTGTAAATTGATTGCCAAGTAGATATGACTACTCTTTTAGGTGTTATCTTACTATGTCCTTCATAGATTCTATGTACATTTTTTAAACTATCATAGCCATAGTCTTTAAAATCTTTATATAGTTGTTCTACTAGTGATGTGGTAGGTACTATAATTAATATCTTCTTATTTTTAGGTAGTCTTAATAGATTGAAACGTACTAATAGATATAGAATAAGTGATTTGCCACTAGCAGTTGGAGATAGTAATAAACATCTATTCTTTCTGACAGCATATGTAAATGCCTTTTTTTGATAATCTCTTACGTCCATAGGAACTTTAAGAGCATTAATAAACTTTTCTACTTTACTATCGTCAACTTTAGTATCTTCTATCTTTGATCCATCAACAACTTCTATTTCATTTTCTTTACACCAGTTAAGTATATATGGATACAACCCAACATATATTTGACCAGTTGCATATGAAAATAATCTTATCTTACCGTCCCATACTCTATTACGAAATTGAGGCATAAAACGAAACCCAGGTACTTCAAAAGTAAAGTGTTGACCTAGTTCTCTTCTAATAGAATCTTCTGCTTCTATCTTTAAATAGACATCATCCTTCTTGTCTATAACAAGATATCTAACATTTTTCATTGTTAATATGTAAAGGTTTTCTCAGCAATATAATCTTGTTCAAGCATATAAGTTGAGAAATTATATAATATACTAGCCCAAGGAGAATCTCTTCCTTGAAATTTGAACCGTCTGAAACCAAAATCATAAACTCTTTTAAATTCACTTCTTGAAAGAACGCAAGTTCTTAAATGTGGCATTAATATTCTAGGACATATAGTTTTAGGGTGTGATGGTGTATGAATAAAATCTACATTACTAAAGTTAAACATACCGTGCCAACCTTCAATTTGTGCTTTAGAAGTTTCATCATAATGATTATTTCTTATCTGACAATTCCAAGTACATCTTTCATTTATAAGTGGTATATACTTTTCTGCTTTACCTGAGTCAGATATTTGTTCTAACAATTTAAGATTAAGATTATCGTCAGGATGTAAATAAACCAATTCAAATTTATCACATAAACTTTCATAGTATTCAAAAGTTCTTTTGTGTGGCATATCTTTTGTTGATTTACAAACAGACGCCTTTTGTTTTAAATCAGGATATCTTTTTCTTATATAATCTGAAAGACAATCTTGAGTCACAGCAACAGCATTACCACTATAGTTTTGACTTGCTAAAATATCTAATAAATAATTTGAACTAGGATCGTCAAGGTCTTTTTCTGTTAATAAAGTATTTGAAAAAGTATAAGTACAACCTATACCTCTTTGATTATATTCTTGAATTAAAACCTCTGGTGTCCAACCTTGATGATTCCAAGGAACCATTTGTTGATAGTTCGTGTTTCTTCCACCCATCCATTTTACACCATAACAACCAAATACAGATTTAATTGGTAATACATAATCGTGTAATGTTTTAAAAGTATCCAAAAAATTAAAGAGTTGTTTATCGTGAATAAACAATGAACCAACATCATAAACTGCGTCTGGAGTATCTTTGTTTAATACACCCTTACCTGTAGGAAGTCTATTTGATTTTAGTTTATCTGTAGATATGGCTACGTGTTTTTTTGGTTCCATTAAATAGCTCCTGATGTAAACTTCTTCCAATCAATTGCGTTCTTAATAGTAAATGTTCTGTTTGAAATTTGTCTAATACTTCTATCTAAAAAATCTACTACTGTAGTAAGGTAATCAACCTTTTGTTTTGCTTTAATAACTTCTTCATCTGAATCAATATACTTGTCAACATCTTGTCTTAATATTTTTAAGTTAAAAGGTTTTTCAACATAAACAGTAGAGTCTGCTTTACCTGTATAGTATTCCCATTTTGTTCTTTTAACTATATGTAATTCACTTTCGGCCCTACTTAACATTAACTTAAACTTGCTTAAGTGTTTCATATATTTGTTATGTATGGCAGGTGTTTTTAATGACTCAATGTCTAATTCTATATCGTTAATTTTTAAATCTTTATCTGCTTGCTCTTGCAATTCTTCTAATGTCATAATCTCCTTATATACTATATCATACTATATCATACTATAATAAAAAAGTAAAGTTTATTACGAAACCGTCACCGAAGTTTGTCCACTTCCTTCTGCAAATTCATATATTTTGTACTGAAACGTAGCAGTCGCTATTAAATAGTTGACATCCGTTTGTTGTTGGTTGTAACTCAATCCAGATAGTGCTGTAGGAAATACATCACTAAATCTTACTTGAATATTTGTTGTATTTTTACTTGTTAATATACTTAATGTTGCGTCTGAATAAACGGCACCTGAATCTCCTGCACCAAATTTCTGTGTACCTGCGTCTGTTTCTTGATTTGCACCAGTAGATGTTGGAAATCTATCTGCACCACCACCTAATAGGTCTCTATATTCTTTTCTATCTTTAGGAAAACCTAAACCAGTTAACCAACCGTGTATCTCTCTATAGTTTTCTAAATTTTCATCAACCATAAAGTCCATATTAAGACTAGCATATGATAGTTTATCTCCAGGTACAGGTATATCTTTCAATGGTGTTTCTTGCGCCATTGTACCTTCTAATGATATGCCTGGTAAGTTTACTGCTGTACAAAAGAATTCAGTTTTAGGAAGTTTTGTAATAGTAAATTTAAACTGCGTTGGAGCAGCATAGTCAAATTTAGTTGGTTGTTTTTTGTATGATTGTTTTATTGTCATAGTACTATTTATAAGTCATCTAGGCCAAAAAAAAGGAAGGACGTAAGAACGTCCCTCCTTTAGAATTAATATAATCGTGTTCGCAATATACTTTAAAGTATAGAGCAAATCTTTACATAAGATTTGCGACTTGTACTTTTTGGTAATATCTGTTAGCGTTAGCACTTCCAGCGTCATTTACTGCTGTAGCAGCACCTGATTGAGCACCAGTTTCAGCGAATGGATTAGCGATTAAGCCATATCTAGTCTTGAATCCGATTTTCGGTTGGAAAGTGTCTTGACCAACTGCACGAACCATTTGTAAAG